ACGGTGTTGTCCTTTTATGATATGTGAATTCAAAATTATCAACGTTGGTTAATTTTTTTAAATCATCTAGAAAATCAGAGATGTGCCTGGCAACTGATTGTTCTCTGCTGAACTCAACGAAAACTCTGTGCTTGCCATCTTCCATTGTGCCTGGGGTCGCGTCGGCGTCGAGAATTTTGGGGTAGCCTTTTTCAGCGAACTTTTCTAAATCTTTTGCGGCCTCGGCCGAGTCTGCTGTGAAGGCCAAGACCATTACATCTTTGTCTTCGCCCATTTTTGATTTGTATTGGTCAACAGAAAATCTTTTTCCTATTGTGCCTTCAAGATCTCCGGCCCTTAGTCCTTCGTTAATCTTGATCATTCAATTCCTCACCCCCGGTCGGTTGGAAATTTTTTACTTCTGTTCCGAGGTCTACTCCTGTTTTGAAATTTGCTATCAATTTCTTTGGCATTCTGATTTCTACTACCCAAATGTCATGTCCGTCTATCTTGCCTTTTGTTGTGCCTGGCCTGTAGTCGTCTGGGCTCTTGATCGGTCTTGGCTTAAACAGAGTATCTTTTTTGTAAGTCACTTTACAGCCTTTGTCAAGTAATCGCTTGCCTCCCGATGGGTCAGGCATCTTTTCCGCCGGCCACATAAATGAGCATGTGACGAAGTGTCTCGAATCTTTTGGACCAGACAACAGTTCACCCTCTTCCCAATTCTCAAAAACATAGACATCAAGATCATCTACAACTCTTTCAAAGTCTTTAAGCGTATCGAGGCTAGGGGTAAGGGCATACAAATTTTGTACGTTTTTGATTATGTCTAGGACGTCATGCATAGCAAGTGTTATTTATCAGTAATATGTCACTTGTAAAATATGCATAGTTATTTTGGAAATTTGATCTTAAGTATTTGCACATGAGTCCACTACAGAGACACATCATATCACAATCCAACACAACCTACGAGGAGCCCTATGCTACCATATCAGAGCCTACAAATGCGACCATTATTTCAGCGGAAACTTTGGAAACTAATGAGGAAGAAGCATGTATTCGACAAGCGAGTCAAGTTGTACATGCTGAACCAGGACTGGCTCAAGATACGGAAACAGAAGGATCGTAGGAGGCGCAGGGTGCTAAGGAAGGTGTTCAAGGCCGCACGACTGGCCTATATGCGCCGCATGTATGGAGGTTAAAAATAATTTTTGCTAATTTCTTGGCGATTTATTTTATGATGTTTGAAACTTTCGGGACATAGTGTGCATTGTTCTATAGATCCGTGCACCAAGGTTTTGAACTCTTCTACCGAAACGTTTTGGATGTCACAACACTTGAAATAAGGAAAACTGTCAATCAACGATTTTTGTGATTCTGTATAAGTGATGTCATTCCTTTGCCTGATCGCCACTGGCATGCAGTGACTGATTGGACATTTGAAAAATTTACCTTCTGATATGGTTGGACATTTTGAATAACAGGCTTGCCATGCCTTCTCTCTGTCGCTGTTGTATGGTTTCATGGCACCGTGTGGATGACCAAATGAGTTCTGCATAAAACTATCTGAACAACTGAAACGGTGTGGCACACCTTTATGAGTGAACTCTGCGGACCAACCGGAACCTGTGTTCCTCCAATTTAGTTTAAATTTCTGTTTTATCAATCCCACGAGATTATTGTAAACAGGCACTCTCCATTCATGGTTGTGTACATTCAAATCTAAACAAATTTTGTTATCTACTATCGCAGACCACAGTCCTTTGACCTTGTGTAACAACAGACCGTTGGTTGTCAGCAGTATGTTCTTTGTTGGGAAGTAACTTCTTAGATCTCGAAGTATGGTGTTTATCATAGGGTGCATGGTTGGTTCACCCCCCAGCACTGTAATAAATGAACAATCAACGTGTTTGAGGAAGTTTTTATAGTCATCCCTGTGTGATATCCAGTCGTCGTGTCCAGAAAGATTAAGATTGTTGAACCTGTTGCATCCGTCACAGGAAAGATTACAGACATTCGTCACGTAAAATTCAACGTGTTTTAATTGATGCATACGTGTATGTATGTTAATTTTTGAGGAAAGTGTCCATGGCCTCAGCGTACCACTGGCGGTAGTGCTGTTCTATGCGTTCGAATGGGATCTCGTCTCTTTGTGCTACGGGTATTCCGGGAAGTTCGTTCTTCAGTACTTCTCTATTGACTAGGTCAAGAACAACGGTGTATTCCTGCATCTTGCCTGAACCAATCTTCTTCTTGGACAGTTCAACAAACTCGTCAAACTTCTTGTCTGGTTTTATCACGTACTTCACACAGAAGTATCTCTTCTTGTTGTGTTTGCTACCCATTGTGTATCCTCGCAAGTTTTATCATAGTGGCCGCTAGGTTTATCTCTGGATCCGCCACGAAACTGTGATCCACTAATCCTTGTTTGATTGCCAGTATTGCTTTGTCCTGACCTTCGTCGTCCTTTGATACCAAATCAAGGTTGTCATAGAGCCAACGGAATATTTCTTCTACCTCTTCTGGCCTTGCCTGTGCGCATACAAGTTTCCTTGCCTCCAGTATTTTGCCTTGCTTGAAGAGTTCTACCATCTCTAATCTATAATCAGCCTGACCTTTGTCTGACTTGTCTGGAGCGTGTAACATGCCATCTCGGCTGTTCATCTGCACAAGATTTATGCATTTACGCATATCAGGGTAGGTTGCTTTGACATAGGTGTCGATTAGATCAATGTTTGGTTCTACTTTTTCGCCAATCAGTATCTCTGCCACCCTTGCCGTGAATTCATTTTTGTCCAACGTTTCTATATGGAATCCTTGGCACCTAGAATGAAGCGCTGGAATCACCCGGTTCGGATAGTTGCAGGTCAAAACAAATCTAGCAGAAGTGTGATACATCTCCATAACGCCACGCAAAGCGGCCTGTCCGTTGGGAGTGATGTAATCCGCTTCATCCAACAGCACGTATTTGTATGCGCCAAACGGCATGATCTGAACGAAATTGATTATCTTGTCTCTGACCGTGTCTACAGAATTTTCTCTTGATGCGTTTATTTCAAGTATGTCATATGGATCAACATTCAGTTCTTGGAACAGCACTTTGGCCAATGTGGTCTTTCCGGTGCCCGGTGCCCCAGAAAACAAAAGATGAGGGATTGCCCCATCCTTGATCCATGATTGTATCTGTTGCCTTTGATTCTCATCTCTGACCACATACTCGTTTAGAGTTTTTGGTCTCCACTTTTCAACCCATAATTCTTTCATCTACGTAACCATTTCCTTGCCGCTTCGATGGGATTCTTGAGTCCTTCGTAAGTGCTGACTATGAACTTGATATGATTATAAAGTTTATCTTTGAGTTCGTCAACTGTGTTTTGTAAGCGATCAATTTTATCGTTTAGTTTTTTAATTTCTTTTTCGTCTGCCATGCTGTAATACTACAACGTTTTAGTTACAATGTCTAATTATTTTTTAGATAATTCGCGTGATCAATCATTACCAGGCAAACTGGTCATTTGTTCCATGCCGCCTGTGTTGATGTAGCCAGCCTGTCTGTTATTGAAATCCGGTTCGTCGTCTGATAGGAGCAATATATCGTTTTCGTCGATCATCCTGACTTCCAATTCTAAATCATTTTTCTTGACTTTGAGTGCCCTGCTCCATCTTCCGTGAGCAACTAGGACCCATTGTCCCACTCTAACATCATCTTGCTGATTGCCTATAGCATAAACTTTTGCCCAACGTGGGTGTATGCCCGCTTCTGTGCCATCGTCGTCTAGGAGTATGATCCCACCCTTGGACTTGGTCGCCCCGAACTGCATGTCGGATACCAATACTCTCTTTTTTAGTGGTGTTATGTCGTGGTCAACTGTGTACTGTTTGCCACCGTGTGATCCGAAACCTTTTGCTTGTAAGTCTTCTAGTTGTCCCATATAGGATTATTATAAAGAATTTATTCTAATCCGTCAAGAGCCGCATCTATGCCTTTTTTGTTTTTTTTGCTCTTGTCTGCGGTTGTGGTCTGGTCTGCTGTATCTGACATCGGATTGATGGTTTTGACCTGTTGCACTGTTGGTTGAGAAATGCTTTGAGCCACTGGAGTTGATTTTTGTACTTTTTTGTTAGGTACGTCCTGTGCTTTGCCTTTTGGAGTTTGGTAATATTGTTTCATGACCTCTGCTTTGGTCTTGACAACTTTTCCACCTTTGCCCAGCACATCACCTCTCGCATTGACATTCATGTTGCCAACGGCCTGTACGTTCTCATTGACCGCTCTCATTTTTTCTATGTCCACTAAACGTCCCTGCATGGTTTTATACATTTTTTTTCTAGTTGGTTGTCTAACTGCCATAATGTTACTCCTTTTAACTACTTATCATCTTAGAAATTCCCTATAATCTAAATTGTACTGTATAGGATTTATCTTGTGTACACCTATCAGGAACAGGCAAAAACTGGCAACACTCGAACCTCTTCCAACACCCCATACCATGTTTTGTTGTCTAAGTACATCAACAAAATATATCAAGAACTTCAAGACACTCACGAATCCTTTTGCCTCGAAGAGTATCATTTCTTCTTTGACCCTCTCACGTTCTTGTTCGCTGGTGCATTTTTCTAGCAACCATGTTGTTACATCTATTTTTTTGTAGGAGTCCGGAATGTGCCAGTCGCTTGTGTGTTGTTTGTCAAATTGTTCCAGCGTGATGTCTCTGGCTTGTGGTATCTGCATTTTGGCCAGTTCCGAATGCAATGTGTCTATTGCCTGATTGTATCTTGTGTTCTCTGATGTGTTCAATTTTGTGATATCAAACTCGGGGTCCGAGTAGATCAAGTCTATGATATCATCCTCTTGATAACTGCATTCACCGTATTCATTTCTTTTTGCCTTTATCGCCATCTAAAATCCTCGGAGTAAATTTGTATATTTTAGCATTTTCTCCTTGTTCCTTGTCAATCCTTTTTGTGGACTGCTGTAAAGGGTGCCAGGAATAGTTTCCTGTGTAGATTCCTTTTGGTAACTCAGCATCATATGTAGCCGTATCCGGCCTTAACCACCATGGATCAAACTTATTATACTTTTCCGTGAACCAATTGTCAACATCTAATAGTGCTAGTTCCGGCGAATCTTTTTCTATAGTGTAGGTTATACCATCTCCTTGGTAACTTGATAATTCCAGTTTGTCCACGAAAATTTTACCTTCGAGAATTGCGTTGATTTTGGTGAAGCATACAGTGGCCATTATCTGATCAACAGGGTGCGATGATGGTAACTCAACAAATCTGTTCACGGTGTTATGTCTAAGGGTGTTGAAAAGCCTGTTTCCTCTGTTGGTCACTATGGTGTTTTCAAAAACCTGCTCAAAAAGAAATTTTGCCCGTTCAAAGAAAAGAGATTGTTCTGACACATCAGACACTGTTGGTCTTAAAAATAAACGAATATTATAGGTGTTATGGAATAGTTCTTGGTCTACAACTAGAATCGTTTTGAAACTAACCGGCCATGAAAAAGATCTTTGTGGCATCGTTAGTAATTATTATTCAATATTAACTAACTCTCCGAGATCTGGTTCACCTTTTGATTTCTTGAAATTGTCTTGCCAGTTTTTTATTCTTCTGTTGCTTATCTCGATTCTGTATGATTCCAGGGCGTTAGATATCTGATTCAAAAGTTGCGGGTTCCGGCTGAAACGGACAGCGGATGCCTTTTTTTTGGAAAGTTCTTTTATTCTTTTAGAAAGTTCCTCGTCTGACAGATTGCCAAGTTCTTCCTGAAGAGGATGGAAATACATTTTTGTCTATCCGCTGAAGTAGTTGGTACCCAATTGGTGCATGTACACGTTGGTACCACCGTCTGGTGAAAAAATTTCGTAAAGGTACACACCAGATGTTGAAGGTGTGATTTGTCTTGAAGAACCATCAACGCCCGAGATATCAGTTGATAATTTCGTAGCAGTTGTGACAGTGATAGTCCTAGGAGTTCCTGAATAAGTGACTTCTAGAATGAATCTACCCAAAGTTCCTGAGGTTGGAAAATTGCTGAATGCCAGGTCGATGTCGCCTGTAAGTGTTACTTTTTGATAATGACCATTTTGATGGTTGAGTGTTACTGTGCCACTGGCCACTGTTGTATGATCATACACAGTCATGGCAGTGTCTTTTAGCACGGCTCTTGTTACCACGTTGTCGTTGAAATTCGATGACGCATCTAGGCTTGCCTTGTTAGATTGCAGTGCCTCTATCTCGGATTTTGCCTCTGTGAAATTATTTTTAATTGCTGAAAAATTATCTCTGAATCCTTGCGAACTGTTGTCTTGTCCTGCTACTGGATAGGTTCCGTCGATGTTTCCTGGTACTATATTGCTTGCCATTTTATTCCTTTAGTTTTTTTCTAAATGCAAGGTATTTATCACCGATTCTTTCAACCCTGATCTTAGAAGTATTAGAGGGAGGATTGGTAAAGTTGATGGTGGTTTTTTTGGTAGAACCATCGTGTGATAGACTGAATTCAGGCTCGTAATCTGCACTTCTAAGCACCGAGTCTGCACTCAGATAATTGGGATCCAAACTATTATCTGCCGTGACTTGGTCACCATATCTCAAGACGTCTGCATTTTCTCTAATTTTGATTTCTTCCTCGTGTATGATCTCATTGATGGTAAAAGCAGTTGTTGACCCATCGGGTGTGATAGTACCAGTGTCGACTAGGTTTGTGTTTGTGGCGTACCTGTCGATCTCAAAGTTGATTGTTTTGAAATCTATCGACTTGTCTAAAATCTTTCTTAAAACAAAGGCGCTCCTGCCAGGTTTAGTATAGGCCAGCACGACCGCTTTGGTGTAACCCAAAGGAACACCCGAGGTGTCTTGAGATGTCCTCATCCATAAAGGGAGATGGACATATTCTCTTTGTCCAAGGTTCTTCATTGTGGTCCTCATGTTGGCTACAGCGTTGGGGAAAATAGAAGCAAAGGTTCCAAGATCAGCGGTCAAGGAGTTAGCGTATCTGATCTTTGAACCCGAGATGCTGAAATCTAATCCAATGTTTGTTGTCACGTTGTAAATGTCAAAGTCTGCGGTGATACGTGTAGCATCCGCTAATGGACCAAGCAAAGGTTTTGTCACAGCATTCCTTAAATCCACTTTGGCCGCCACTGCCTGACCATTATTGTTTTCTAGGTCATCTTTCATTTCCACGTAAACAACTTCATAGAGAGTGCTACCATTCTGTTTGGCGACTGCTGTTTTTACGTTTCCAAAATAAAGTTTTTTAGGTGTGTGGTTTTCCTCCATCTGTTGTTGAAGTACTGTGGCTGTCTGGTGTTCAAGACCTGCGATTAACAACATTTCTGGTTTTAATTTAATACCAAAAGAAGGATCTTCTGGTCTGAATATATTTGTTTCTGAGTTGATTGTGATATCTTGAGCAATTTTATAGAACAAGTCTTCTTGTGTATTTTTGATCAGACCTTTGGCGGACATGTTTCCGAATTCTTTTCCATATGGCAGGCTGACTTTAATTTTGAATTCTTTTGTTGTCGATAAAGATTGGTACTGATCAATTACGGAAACGGTAAATGAATACTCTCTGTCAAAACTCAATGAGTTTGAATCAAATGTGATTAGATTGCCATCCACACTGGTGAATTCTGTGAGGTCTGGTGTTCCAACGAAGTTACCGCTTCTACTCAGAGTGATCCCTGTGGGTAGATTGCCTTGAGTTACGGTATAGGTTAGGACCCTGTTTGTCTGAGAAGTTTCGGCTTCAACTGTCAAAAGACTTGGCATCCCAACTGTGAGCGTCCCTATGTCTGTTGAAGTTGTGAAAGCCACACCAACATCTATGTCGCCAATCACCGACATTGTGAATTGTTTGTCTGTGAAAACAGTGATCCCCGCATAAGGTGTGCGTTGCGCTCTTATGGTAAAAGAGTAATCTGTTGTCACTGCGGCCTGTGGTCCCAATTTTCCCGATATCTCTCCTGTATTGATATCTATTGCCAAACCTGTCGGCAAAGATCCCGAAATTATGCTGTATTGTAATGCTCCCTGCAGGGAATCAAAATCTACCACATCAATCTTGATCACAACATTGTTGTTGTGTCGAAACGAACCCAACGAAGCATCGGTCTCAAAAACCGGCCTCCTGCTACCAGATAGGCTCATTACCAAAGGAAAATAATCGATAACATCTTGATCCACTGTTATCCTGTCGTTGTCTATACGCCAATAGTCTGCCGTGTAAACAAATATGCTGTTTATTTGTTCCAACGTCGAAGAGCCATCGGAAACGCGAACAGTGAATTCAAAATTTTCTGATCTCGACTTTGATCTAGTGCCTTGGTCAAAAGGCACATCGTCATAATCATATGTCTTATCGAATCCACCTATGGCACCAAATTTTTGATCGTCGGTCAATTGCACCGTTCCTGAGATCAATCCGGTCGTGCTCATAGACAGACCCGGAGGTAACTTTCCTCCAACTATGTCATATACGAGTGTTTGTCCGGACGCGGTATCGGTATCTGTTGCTTGTATTTGGTATTCTACATAACTTCCATCAATTATCCATTTGTTTCCCACTCTGGTGGAATCTGCCAGATCGAGTTGTCCTGCTTCGGTGATAAATCTGGGTTTGTCTGCTCCTTGAATCTGCAGTGAGAAGGATCTGTCAGCAATCGTTGTGCCATCTGAAGTACGAACAACGAACTCAAAAAGAGAACGTGTCGCAACTTCAAATGGGGTACCTTGCAGTAAACCTGTGGAAGTAAGTTCTATACCGGGAGGTAGGGTTCCTGCTATTTTGGAGTAAGTCAAAGTGGCAGAATCGGCGCTGTTTGCTTCCAGTTGTGTTGAAAACAAGTCGCGTTCGTTTATGATTCCCAGCGAGCCCGCTGGTGTGGTCCATGTGACATTTGCCATTTTTTCCTTACTTCCCAATGGTATTTATTGCAATTTTATGGTTTATTATGTGATGTAGTCTATTAAGACTCGTCGTAGAACGGAATGACTCTCATGGTTCCGGCGATTTTGATCTTGATGTAACCTGTTGGTGTAGCCGGCAGTGCATTGCCACCTCCCGCCGATCCCACAGTTGTCTGTGTGGCCGTGTTAAGATCTATAACTCCAGTACCTTGTGTGCTGATCGAGATGTCACCATCCGATGTGTCGTTCTGTATGGTGTCCGCTCTTAAAGTGGTTATCTCTGCCAGAGTAAAGTTGGCTTCTGATGCTGTCAATCTGACACCTGTACCGCCTACAGCCACGTCTTGTCCCTCAGATGCTGTGATGTTGATTCCACCCGATGTTGAACTGATGGTGTTGGCATCCATTCTCAAGTTGTCCACATTCAATTGCCCGGTCACTGTAGCAGTGCCAGTTATATTTGTAGGTCCTGTTAGGTTGATAGCGCCTGTTCCTGACGGGTCTAGGTCTATGTTTCCATTTGTGTCTGTTGAGATCTTGCCATCTGCGTTGATGTTAAGATCGCCAATGTTAAGAGTACCTGTTGTCAGTGATCCAGAGATGGTTTGATTTCCGGTAGTTGTGATGTCTGCCGTGTTCAACGTTCCTGCAACTGTGGCGTTGGCCAATATTTTGGTTTGTCCTGTGCCATTACCGTCTAATTCTAAATCTGCGTTTGAGGCATTTGCGGAAACTTTGTTGTCAGATATTGTTACTCCATCGATGGCCGCTGATGTTGTTGCTGTGATTGTGGTGAATGCTCCGGTTGAAGCACTGTTGGCACCAATTGTCGTGCCGTCGATTTCTCCTCCGCCGATGTCGGCATCGTTGATAACAACCGATCCTGATCCGTTGCCGGATATGGTTAGGTCACCGTTGGTGTTTAGGTTTGTTATTGAGGAGCCATCAATTTGAATATTGTCTATTTCTGTTGATCCAGATACCTGTAATAGGCCTGTGATGAAATTGTTACCGTTCTGTTCAATGTTGCCAGTTACAGTTTGTCCTAGCGTTGTGACGCTGGACTTTAACATAACCGATCCTGTTCCCGATGCTGAAATTTCTATGTCCGAGTTGGATGCGATTGCTTCAATTTTGTTATCTCTGATTCTGATGTTGGAGTCAACTGTCAATTGTGTCGCCACAGTTGTTGCCTTGTTGAGCACAATGTTTCCAGTTCCGTTTGGATTGATCGTGATATCGCCGTTGGTAACAAGTCCGTTGATGTTGGAATTATTGAATTGAAGTTCATCGACTTCTAGTTTTCCCGTCACTTGGGTAATGTCTGACGCCTCGTTGCCCAGATAGATTCTGCCTTGGGCGTACAGGTCACCTTTGACTCTTGCGTCACCTTCTACAACAACCTCTCCGGTTCCGTTAGCATCTAAAACAATGTCTTCGTTTGATCTCGCGGTAATAATTCTTTGTCCGTTGACGTCAAGATTTCCACCCAATTGAGGAGTGTCGTCATCTAATAGATCATTGGCCTCCGCTGTAGTTCCGTATAACTCAACGAAGTTATCGTTGATTTTGTCAAATGCGGTTCGTAACGGATCACCTGTTCCGTCGTTTGCATTGGTTCCAATGTTGATATTTTGTCTTGCCATCGTTGTTATTTATTGTAAATTTTATAAACCTAATGTAATTTCCTACGCCAAAAATAACACTTTTGAAAATTTAAAAACAGTGCCATCACTACTTGCCAAAACCGCTCTAATCCTTACGTCTCCGGAGTTGATGTCGGCAGTGAATGTTGCCATATCCGTGCCTGTGCTTGTTATTCCTGTGCTGGTGATGTAGGCGTTTGAGCCATCATGTGTGACGAAAATGTCAGTAAGTCCAGATCTAGCGTTGGTTGTATCAAACATCGACACGCTGTATTTCGCTGACCTGTAGGTGGTTGCGCTGAAACTGTCAAGGTTTGCTATCGCAGACCCGGTGAGCGACGCAGTTCCGTCGGTGTTACTGATGTGTGTGAATGATCCAGATGCCACAGTCGCAAAACTGAGATTGCCCACCCCGTCGGTTCTGAGCACTTGACCCACCGTACCATCCGATGTTGGAAATTTCAAACCGTTCAACACAACGGTGCCCGAACCATTGGCCGATAATTCTAGGTCGGCGTTGGATTCGAATGTTGATATTGTGTTGTCTTTGATCTTGATCGAATCTATCTTGACACTTCCACTGCCTGCCACATCTAACTCGAGATCCGAATTAGACTGAGTGGTTTTTATCACGTTGTCAGTGATGTTGATGTTGTTGTCTATGGTCAGTTCTGGTACTGTGACCACCCCGGTTCCCGCTGGAATTATGTTGATGTTGTCATTGCTCCTGTTGGCTACTATGTTGTTGTCCGAAATAGTGAGTTCGTTGTCCAACGTTACGCCATAAAGTTCTACGAAGTTGGCTTCTGTCTTGCTCATAGCGGCACGTAATGTGTCGCCCGTTCCATCATTTGCGTTACTGCCGATGTCAATTGATTGCCTTGCCATCTATACCTCCTGCCTCCTTGCGAAAAATTTTACCACGGTCGAGTCGCTCGACACAGGCACCGCTCTTAGCCTTACGTTGCCTGAATCCACATCTGCGGAAAACGTCAATAGTGATTCGGTGTGATTGGTGGTGTTGGCGTGCTGATTTATGTAAGCAGAGCCCAATCCGTCATGCGTAAGCACCACCTCGGTTATTTCATATCTGGAGTTCGTCGCGTCGGCTATACTGAGCACATATCTGGTGCTCCTGTAGACCGTGCTGTCAAATGTGTCTATGTTGGCGGCGGAACTGGAAGACAAAGTGGCCGTGCCATCTTCCAACGATGTATGGTCAAAAAGATAGTCGATGTCTACGAATCCCAACACCCTTGATCCATCGGTTTTGACTGCTTGTATCAGACCGTTGTCCACACTGGGCAGTTCAAACCTATTGACCAAAATTTTTCCTGTGCCGTTGCTCGACAGTTCTAGATCGCTGTTAGAGATCGCTGTGCTGATTTGATTTTGCTTGACATCCACGCTGTTGATCCTCAATGAGCCGGAACCGTTGGCTGTGAGTTGCATGTCACCGGCAGTAGTAGAAATTTTGTTGTCCTTCAACTCGATGATGTTGTCGATCAACAAAGCATTCTGCATTGATATCTGTCCTGTGCCGGCCGGCACAAGATTGATGTTCTCGTTGCTTCTCTTACCAAAAATATTGTTTTTATTGAAACCTATGCCGTCCGACAACAGACTAGTAAAATCAATGTATAATTCTTCAAAATTGTTGTTTATCTTCTGCCCGGCTACCCTAAATGTATCGCCGGTTCCGTCGTTCGCTGTTATACCTACGTTTAGTGTTTCCTGGGTCATTACGCTATCTTCAATGTGCCACTATCATTATAAAGTTGGCCTGTGGCTAGACCAGCCGCCGAGGTTGGTAGGTTAGACATGATTACCTTTTGTGTAAGGATTTCAACAGCACCTGTGCCCGACGCGTCGATCTGTAGATTTGAGTTGGTAGTGTTGGTTGTAATTTTATTGTCCTGCAGTGTTATTTGTCCAAGATTGATATCACCTGTGCCATTTGGTGTGATTGTTATGTCCTGATTTGTGGCTATAGAACTGATTGTTGTACTATCGATTTTGAGTTGATCCAACTCTATTGATCCGGTTCCATTTGGTTGTATTCTCAGATCGCCATTTGTGAAAGGAGTGGTCAACAAACCTCCCAGTCCCGAATTTGCCACGGCGGCAAACAGTTCCTCAAAGTTAGAGTTTGTTTTAGCAAAAGCACCTCTAATCGAGTCTCCGGTGGCTGTGTTTCCTGCTGTTCCTGTGTCTATTGTTAATCTGGCCATATATAAATTTTATGTATTTATTAAATATTTTACAACTGTC